CCTTCAGGTGGCACGGATGCTACTCCTGCGGCAACAAAAAGTTCTACAGGCGTATATTACGTTGATGTGACATTAAATGAAGTTGGGGTGCATACTATAAAATTTCAAGGGGATGAAGGGGTTATAGCGGCGAGTATTGTAGAGTTGGAAGTACAACCATCTGTATTTGATTAAATGGCTAATTCAGCAAAAGACAAAGGTATCCTTAACAGGAAAGTATTCTTAGAATCGTTAGAGAATAACGGAAATGTAGCTGATGCTCTGATAGCTACAGGTGTTACACGTTCAGCTTACGAAAAGTGGAGACAACGATTCCCTGACTTTGCGGCAAAAGCTGATGCGATACGACTCAACTTTTCTACTGAGAAACCTGAAACTGATGTTCCTTCATTTGAACATTTCAGAAGTGAATACTTTGGGCATATGTCTCCTTGGTTTCATATAAGAGCTATAGACGCATACGAAAATACACCTCCGGGAAATATTACACTTATCCTATGGCCTCCTGAACACGGTAAAACAACACTTGCAGAGGATTATTTTTGTTACAAACTCGCAACAAACCCTGAGTTTCGTATCACTGTAGGTTCAGAAGGACAGGATATGGCTAGGAAAATACTTGGTCGTATCCGTACACGTATGGAACCGACTGGTCCATTCCCATTATATGTAGCTAAATACGGTCCTTTTGTTCCTCAAAATGAATCAGGTAGGAAAACTGCACAGGCATGGGGAGCAGATTATTTCAATATATTCAAAAAGTCGAAACACGACGAACGTGACTATTCGATGGTTTCTTTAGGATGGAGATCGAAGATCGCTGGTACACGTACCGATCATCTACATATTGATGATATCCAGTCTCGTGTGTCATTAAACTTGACGGAACAGATGTTCGAGATCTTCCGACAGGACTGGTTGACTCGTCCGGGAGAAAATGGTCGAACGAGTATTAACGGCACTCGTGTAGGTGAAGACGATTTCTATGAACGTGTAATGACTGAGATAGATGAAGATATTCTTAGAGTTATCCGTTTTCCTGCCATAATACAAAATGATGACGATGAGCCTGAACCTTTATGGCCTGAGATGTTCTCAATGGAAGCTCTTGACAGGATTCGACGTAAGGTTGGTGAAGAGGCATGGTCACGTAACTATATGCAGGAACCTACAAGTTCCTTAGCGGCGACGTTTAATGATGAATCTATACAGAAATGTTTGAATCCATTGCGTTCTACATTGCATGATCCTCCTAAAGATTGCACTGTTTATATCGGTGTTGACCCTGCGTTGGGTGGAATGAATTGTGTTATGGCGGCTACACCGCATGAAGGCAAGCTGAAGATACTTTTCTTACGTGAAGATCAGGGGTTAACTAGAAACGAACAGATACTTCAGGTAGTGGAGGAAGCGGTTTTACGCTGTCAGAAGAACGGTGCAACTGTATCTGATGTGGTTATTGAAGCGATGGTGTTCCAAAAAGGATTATCTCGTGATGAACGTCTTATAGAAATGACTGAACGATATGGGTTCAGAGTAAGGGAACATCTGACAGGTGTGAACAAATATGATGAAACTATAGGGATACCTTCTATGGCTTTGTCGTTTATGCGTGGAGAGATAGATATAGCTTATGCTGATGATCCTGTTACTAGGCATCAAGCTGATGAGCTTATAAGACAGCTTAAATCATGGCGACCATTAGTAAGGGGTACTAAATTAAGGCAAGACAGGGTGATGGCCTTGTGGTTTATATGGATTCTTTGGAGACAAAGGAAGCAAGCTTTTGATGTAGACTCTTCACAATTTAACTTTAAGGCACTACCTTATAATAAGACACGTTCTAAAATCGGAGCTTATTAGTGGCGTATACTTTTGAAGAAATAGTCGGTATAGTCCGACAGAGACAGGATATACAATCACCTCTTTTAAATAAGATGATTGAAATTAAAGAAAGGTATAACGGTGAGTATGTTATACCTCTTCCTTCTATGGATGAAGAACCTGTTCTTCCTCCATTAACTCCTGCTTTAATATCTGAGAATATTGATGCTATAGCTCAAAGAGCGGCATCAGTAACCCCATATATAGGTTGCCCTGCTATTGATCCTAGCAAAGAACGTGGTAGAAGATCTAGGCAATATGCTGATATTCGTAAACGTGCGCTTGCCGCTACTTGGTATCAGAACAAATATAAGCTAAAGATGCGTCGCGCTTATCGGCATCTCGCAGGATACGCTACGACTGCTCTTGTAGTAAACCCTGATTTTGAAAACGGTATGCCTAAGATAGAGGTTCGTGATCCACTTGGTGTTTATCCTGAACCTCAAGCCGCTGAGAATTATGACGTTCCACGCAACTGTGCTTTCGTGTATGGCAAGTCAGGTGACTGGTTAAGAGCTAACTATCCTGCCGCGCGACAAGAAAATGGCGGTCCAGTAGCATCCGACGAGAATGCACGACAAGAACTATGGGATTGCTGTGAATGGATTGACGAAGAACATATCGTTATCGGGATAATGGGACCACGCTACAACCATTACAACCAGACATACCCTTATCACAGCACACAGTTGGAACTGTCAAGATACGAGAATCTCGCAGGGATGCCTTGTGTGATAACTCCGGGTCGTGTGACATTAGACAAAATTTCTTCTTCAGTATCGAACGTCGTTGGGATGGTCGATCTTATGGCGAAACTAATGGCACTAGAATTGATAGCTCAAGAGAAAGCGATTTTCCCTGATCGCTACATTATCGGACGTTCAGGACAGGTGCCGATGATTGTAGGAGGTGAATGGAAAGATGGCAGGGAAGGCGAGGTCAATGTTCTCCTCGACGCGGAACAGATCGGAGAGCTTAGAGGATCACCTGACCAGAATACGAACATCGCAATCGATAGACTCGAACGCAATGCCCGCGTATCGACAGGTACGGTCCCACAAATCGGAGGGGAAAGTTACGGTGCTTTACGCACTGGTAGGGGGATTGACGCTCTCATGGGCGCTTCTCTTGATCCACGTATACAGGAGCTTCAAGAGATCATGGAAGGACATCTTCCCCATCTCAATGAATGCTTATTCGCTACCTATAAAGGATATTGGGGGGGCAAAACAATATCTACATTCACTGGTTATGCAGGCGACTTTGGACAGGTTGAGTTCACGCCTGACGAGCATTTTGAGACGTTCGATAACGTAGTTTCTCATTCTGTTCCGGGGGCAGATGTTCAAGGTACGACTATTCAGCTTGGACAGTTGTTACAGATGAAAGGTATTAGTCTTTCGACTTTCAGGACAAAGCATCCATTTATTGAAGATCCTGAAGCTGAAGGTAGAAGAGTTGATGAGGAACAGTTAGAGGAAGCTGTTATGGTTGCTATACAACAGCAAGCTGTTCAAGGTGCGTTGCCTGTTATTTATATATCTAAGATAGAGAAGTATCGTAAAAAAGGTTTAGATATTTTTGAAGCTGTTGAAAAAGCAGATGAAGAAATTCGTGAAATGCAAGCGGCGCAAGCTCCTCCTCCCGATGAGGGCATGGCTATGTCACCTGAAGAAGCTATGGGTCTTGCTGGTCCACCTCAAGCTTTACCTCCTGAAGCAATGGCAGAAGAACCGCCACCTCAACAGGTAGCTCCACAACAAGCAGTAGCAGAATTACAAGCGGCATTAGCGGCAGGTGGTTAATGGCACGTACAAAAGCAAAACCTAAGATAGATACAGCAGGTGGGACTCAACCTGCGGCTACTTCGCCTGATGTAGTTTATGGGCAAGGAGTAGAAAATATTGCGGCTCAAGATCCAACACAAGGTGGAGTAGCTTTACCTGATAATAGAGGTATACCAACTTCTACTATTCAAGGATCTGATGGTGTTGTGTCTGCTTCTGTTGGTACGCCTGATGAACAAGCATTAATGGCGGCAAGAAATTACAATCCTTTAGTTACTGCTATGGATGCACCTGATGATTTTCCTGATACAGATATAACTGCTGGATTGAATCGTGCTGTTATTTCTGAAAGAACTCTACGCCAAAAGAGATTAGCTACTATGTCTAATATGATAATTTCAGGGTTAGAAAATTCTGGTGATCCTCGTTTAGAGGCTATTGCTAAAAAAGCAAAACTTAACGGACAAATATGAGTAATGGGTATGAAACCCCGACACGAGTTGGTGGAGGATCAAGAGGTGGCCGTGGTGGGCAGACAAGAGTAGGTAGCCCCACAGGTCAGGATTTAGACGAAGAACAAATACGTTTAAATCATAGAATTACACGGTTGGATCAGTTGACTGCTGGTCATAGATTATTTGAAATATCTAATGAAGGTATAATGGATTTGCTTTCAAATGATATACCTTATGAAGATTTTGATGAAGCTGTCTTTAATGCAATAGGCATGTTAGAAAGAGTGCAGGCACTTGAGTTTCTAGAAGGAATGCCGAAGGATAGACAGAAATGGTATTTTGAATCTTTACCTGTATCCACTCAAAATATGCTTACAAGGAGTGGATATAGTCTTCCTAAAGATGGATGGTTTAGTCGGGGTGTTCAAGCTTTTCAAGATTTTATAGATGATGTTCCTGTAGTCGGACGACTAAATAAACGAATGGGTATAGCACCTATTTCTGCTTTAGGTGGAGTATTAAGTGAAGCAGGTGAAGGTCTTTTACATGCTATAGAAGCAGATCTTAATCTGGCGGCTAGGATTGGCAGAGTAGGGGCGCATACTTTACGTGATCCATTTGATATAACAACTCCTGCAGAATTCAAAAAATATTGGGATCTTGCAGAATACGCTCAAACTAATTTTACTCCTGAAGCTATGACTGCGGCTAGAGATCAATTAGAAGGCAATGAAGAAGCGTTAGAAATATTGCTTTCTATTATTCGGCATGGTGATAGTTTAGAAGGCGCTCTTGCTCATTTTGAAGACAAAACTAATGGAGATATGCTTTTAGCTAGACAACAAGCTGAAGCATTTTTTAGAAGTCCAGTTGTTCAATCTAAAGGATGGTATGGTGCTAGTCGTTATTTGAACGAAGGGAATGTTCTTGCGATAAGCGATTTCCCTGTTTGGGCTAAAAACCAAATTGCTTTGCAAGCTCCTCCTGCTTTTGGGGGCGCAAGAGTAGATAATATTAATTTGCCTTTTACTGACAAAGTTCTTTTTGAAGGATTGAAAGAAAAGTATAAACAAGGTGGCGATTATCTTAATGCTGAAGAAGGTTGGATTCCTGAAGAAATGTGGAATAGTTCACGGAGAGAAGAGATTGCTCTTTCTAAATCTGGGTGGGCTACAAACCTTGATCCTATAATTCGGGGTGCGACTGAACTTGCCGCGATAATAATTTTCTCACCATTAAATCTGAGTATGACAGGTGTGCATCGAGTATTACGTGCGCGATCTGGTGTAAAAAGTCCTCCAGACGTTTATGGAGGTTATGGACAACAAGTAACAAATGAGTATATAGCTTCTTCCGCTCAAAAAGCTATGGATGATATAGCTGGTGTAGGTAAAGGCACGACAACATTTGATGAAGTATTAGATCTATTACCTGACATTATTAAACTAAATGTTACTCATAAGAGTGGAATGACAGCAGGAGAACTTCGACAACAAATTATTACGTGGGCTAAAGAAAACGCTAAAGCTGGTGATACTTTCTTTAAAAGAAGTTCTTGGTGGCGACGACAAGAGTTGCGTTCTATAAATAGAAAAATCGAACAAATAAATGAGGCTTTTAGAAACCATGAAAAATGGTTGATTGAACAACAATTAAGAGTGCAACGTGGAGATGCGTCTGTTTATGCTCCTGATGCTGGATCTCCTGTTTGGGAATTAGCAAGACAAGATCCTAGATTCCAACCGATACTTGAAGACATGATGAGATGGCATGATGAGGCAAAAACAATACGCGGTAACAAAGAGTTTATTGAAGCAGTTCCAGCAGGCGCAGGGGAAACAGCAGATTATGTTTTTGGTCAAGCTAAACGAATTGGAGTAGGGACTCCCGGATT